TCTTTGAAATCTTTTAAAGCAGTTTTAACTAAGTCAAAGTGACCTTTGGTAGGTGGTTTAAAACCACCCCCATAGATCGCAGTAACGGATTGTCCGTCTACTAGTTCTCTAACCAAAAACTTTGTTAGTTGGTCCATTTATTTAAGCTTCATGATAAGCTCTTTGGCCTTGTTTTTCTTTTCTTCGATTTCTGTTTTAGCCTTTCTGTACTCGTCCATCTCGCGCTTAAGAGCTTCTTTTTGCATTTCGTACTCTTTCATAGCGGTTTTAGCGTGTTTACGAGCAGCTGATTTATTTGTGCTAGCATAAGCAGCAGCAATCTCATTCATATCAATTGTATCATAGATAGAAGCAGGACGGATCATATCGTCCATTGACATACCTCTTTTAGGTTTCATTACAAGGATAATTTCGCCAATCTCGTTATATGGCTCTTTCATTTCCAATGTTTCAGCTTCTAAAGCTTCCTTGATTAGGGTTTTTAATTCAGATTTTTTCATGAGTTAAGGAATTGTTTGATTTTGGATTGTGCTTCTGGAATAGAAACAGTTTGTTGGATAATGTCTTGAACGTTTTTCTCGTCGCGTAATGCTATGATTTCTTTTTCAAGTTCTTTTTTAGCCTCTTCTGACCTTTTTAAAACAGCAGGAGATTTTTCTTTAGTATCAGTTGGTGTATAAGGTTCAATGTAGCGCTTGATAATTTTATCTAAGCTAGCTTTACCGAATGGGTCCTTGTCTTTTGTAGTTGCTACAAAGTTTTGACCAAATAAATTAAGGTAAGGGATAAAGTTTTTAGTTACGTTAGCCCACGTTTGTAATACAATGGAGGGCATCAAACTTCTATCTTCACCAGCTGAACGCTCGAATCTATCTTCGTTTTTCTTAAGTGATTTTTCAAGTGAAGAATAAACGTAAACCATCATCACATCGTATCCTGCTGTCTCTAAAGTATTCTTTAACGATTCTGTTTTCTTGTAAGCAGCAGCTGTACCATCAATTACGATGTTTTGGCCTGAACCTATTTCTTGGGCTAAAGCTGCTTGGTAATCTTTTTGGGCAGAAGCCATTGCTTTAGCTGCTCCACTTCTACCTTCAGCATCTGCTTTTTTCAAATCAAGTGAAATACCGGCATCGCGAAGATTTTTGATAAAGAAATCGTCAATGTTCATTACTTTTAAACCAAGGTCACTGATAATTTCACCTACAACAGATGATTTACCAGCGCCAGGAGCGCCTGCTAAAATAATAGCTTTTGGGGCACCCTGTGCCTCTTTAAGTAATTGAACCAATGAGATCATATACGCGCGTTTACGTATAAATATCAGAGCTCTCTCTTAACTGTAGTTCTGAATTCAGTAAAGATAGGTGAATGGTTTGGATTCTCTAGATCAAATAATTTCTTAACCGTTCTAAATATATCCATGTTTTCCTCTATAGTGCGATTAGATTCATAGATTTCCCATCCCTTACCTTGCATAGCTCCCGTTTTTGGTCCGCGCTTAGATGATTTGAGCCACAAAATAGCTGTGCGGTCAACTTGCTTACCGTAGCATTCTTGGTAACACGTAGCGTAAGCAGCTGTTTGCAAGTCGTATGTTGTTTGTAAGTGATTAGAGGTTTTAAAGTCAATAATCCATAATTGATCTTCTATTTCACAAACCAAATCACACGTACCAGCAATCTCATATTCATCTGAAAACAAGTGAACTTCAGTTTCGATCAATTTTGGTTTATAGGTTTCCCAAAAGTCTACAAAACGAAGGAACATCTGCCACACATCTGGGTTGTGTTGTGGATTACCCCACTCGTTTAAGAAATGGAGTTCTTTACCGTTTAGATATTCCTCGATTAGCTCGTGAGTGGCTGTACCTTCTTCACCTGCTTTTTTAACAATATACTCAGAAGAGTACCCTACTTTTTTCAACCAATCCTCAAAGAACTTTCCTTTAGGGTAGGCCGACAACACGTAAGTGATAGAAGGATAGTATTTCCCGTTACGTCTGTAGTAACGTGAGTCTGGCATTGTAATCTGTTTAGCATCTTCTGAGATCTCTAGAATGCGATCATAAGAATGCTTAATGTTTCTTTTACTCATATTAGTTCTATTTTCTTAGCCATTAAGTCATAAGTGGTTAATGGATAAGTGTTTTGGATAAGGTTTGTAAAATTATCAAAACCCATTTCGCTTGGATCTTTTTCATCCAAATCTACGAGGTAAACCTCTTTACCCTCGTTTAATAATAGTTCAGCAAATCGTAAAGCATCTTTCATCGCGTCTTTATCCAAAGCAATGTAGATTTGTTTTACGGTTGACGTTACAATCTTTTTCATTAAGTTATCTTGTAAATGTTTTCCAAGCAATGGAATTGCATTACGTTTGATAGCTAAAGCATCAAATGGCCCCTCACACAATACAAGCGGAGAAGACCAGTTTACAAATAACTCGAATGGTACAATATTTTTGTTAACTGAAGGGTTTCGATATTTGACCGGTGAATTAGGATCAAAGTTACGAGCAACAAAATAGTTTAGTTTACCTTCGCTAGAATACGATGGTATAACGATCATTTTGTTATATATGCCCCCTTCACAATAACCAATATTATATTTAAGTATATCGTGTTTAGAAATACCGCGCTTCTTTAAATAATTTAGAGCGTGTCTTCCAATAATATGGTTTAAACTCTTTTGGGAGTTCTACCTTACTAGCATTTGAATCAATTATAATTTGTCTTGTGGCTCCTACTAGTGAGCGTAGCTCGTTTATCTTGTCTTGTGGTGCATCCATTGCTTTAAATAAACTAAGCAATTTAGAGCCTTTTTTATCACAAACCCAACAGTGCCACTTTTGATAGTATGTAGCATTTTCGTCGAAATTAATTTCGAGTTTTTGTTTGTGGTGATGGCAAAATGGACAGGTATGGGCCTGATTACCTCTCGCAGTAGGTTTACCGGGCCCTAAGACTGAGTTAACTAAATTGACAACTAGTTGATTTACCATATTGTGTAAGATACGAAAGGTACCTTACTGGGCAAAGTCTTTTGTGAAAAATTTTCCGAGGATGTTATCGTTATAGAACTCCTCTGGTTTTTCAAGTACTGAATATACAAACAAATATTTTGTCTCGTAATAAGTTAATAACTTTTTTGAGGTAGCTAAATGTAAAATTTCACGTTTGAATTCATCATGTTTACCCTCTTTTAACATAGCTACAATTTCCTTATTTGAACCATAGTATGTTTGCCAATCTGACTCTTTCATCGCTAGCTTGTAGGCTGGTTTACGACCAGCTACGTGAGTATACTCTAGTAGTTCTTTTTTAGTGAGTTTTACTTTCTTTTGATGAAATAGAACTTTTTTACCAATATAGGCTTTGCCTGTTGGTATATGAACAACCCTATAAATGAAACCAAAGGTCTCTTCAGGGAAGGAGGAGAGTGCCTCCATAGGTTCGTTTTTATAAGTCCACATTTTTTATCGGTCTAAGTTAATAAGAATAGTTGTATCGGTAGTTGCCGATGTAGGTAGGGGTTGAGCTAATTTACCTACCGCTAAAAGATTTTGTAGTTCATCATATAAACCTACTGTTGTAACGTAAGGGCTAAAATATGAAGCAGTTGCAAAACTATAAACTGAACCATCTGAGCCTGAAAGGAGTGATGGGTTTAAGCTAAAATTAAATTCACTTTCTCTTATAGTACACTTATATTGTGTTTCATAAATGGTCATTGAAGAAGAGAATGAGCAAGTCATGTTGGTTTCTTGAGACCAAAATGAAAGATCCTCATTATAAATCTGCCCTTGAGTGGTTAATATAGCTAACCCATGAGTATAGATTATATTACCTACATTAGTACTTCCTGAAAGAAGATTTCCTTGCCCATCATCTACAATAGCCCCTTCTACACCTCCTACACCACAATACCAGTTAAAACTACTAGGTACTATATATTCACCATACAATTTAGAAGGAACAGATAAAACTAATATATTAGCATTTGAAGCCGTTGGCCAAAATCTATTAGAAACTAAAGTGCTCTGTAAAAAATTATCATACAATGGGCTTTCTACTCCACCTATTAAAACATCCCCAGAACCTGAAGGTCCGGCTCCAGGGAATAATACGGGCTGAGCTACATTATCTCCTGTACTGGAAGATAAGAAGTTTGAGTAATAAAGTTGTTTAGCCGAGCTATAAATTAAAGCTTGATATTGGGTGGTTAAAGTTCCTGTGGTTGATTTATTATCAAACCAACTTGAATTTTCCCCTAAAAATCTATCGATACCAACTAGTTGGTTATCAGAACCAGTAGCCCATTGAGAATAAGGAAAATTAAAACTTTTGTTAACCGTAAACGGTGTAACAATTATATCAGAGGCTAAAAATTGTTTCCAAGCACTCATTCATTAGAAGTCTAGCTTAACGCGGATTAATGCTTCTTTAGTGAAGTCTTTAACTAATGGTCTTGATAATTTAGCTACAGCTAACAACTCGTTTGCGTCATTATATAAACCAACTGTAGTAATATACACCTGAGGATTATTGATAAATGTTGAATATATTACTTCACCAGTTGAACCCGAAATAAATGATGGGTTAGTTGTATAGTTAAATTCAGCATTTTGTGGTCTTACAAACACATAGTCTGAAGTAACATTTTCTTGAGAGTTTAATTTAAAACTATCACCTAAACTTATTATATTAAATAAAGATTGATTATTAAATCCGTTAGTAACTGAACTACCATCATTTAAAGTAGTCATAGCTAAACCACCACTAACTGCAGGTTGTTCCAAAGCAATTGAATTAAGTAAAATAGCTCCCATATCTGGAACAAACCAACCATATGAACCTGAAGTAGCAGTATATCCGTTAGCTTGTACTCCTGTGTAAGCAGTACCATTTGAACCTGAAATCAACTGATAAACCCTAGTACCATTAATATAAGGTACAGCGGATACCATACCACTATTATCTGTTAATTTAATTGTATTACTACCACTAGTTAAGGTTAAATTAAGTGAGCCTGGGAGTAATGATTGTTTATAATTAGCTCTTTCTACAGAAAGAATATAGAATTGAGATTGAGATACATTACCAAATATAAACCCAGAATTTTCATCCTCTAAAATCAAGTTTCTCCATTGACCATAAAGTGTAGAAGAAGGTGAATATTGTGGAATTTGAGAATTGTAAGGCGTAGAACCTGAACCTAACTCATTAGCATATCCAATATAAAACTGGATAGCAGCAGTACTATCAGTTGAAGCGGTTTGGTAAACTGCTAATACATAATCACCTTGTGAACTAGCTGCTTGAGTTGAACTAGTAAAGAACGTAGTTAGATCATATACATTATTATACCAACATGGGGCTGTAACAGAATCAGCTGATACTAAAAAATCTGAAGGGGTAAATCTTTTAAATGACATATCTATTAATTAGAAGTTTTAGTAATCGTTACTGGAATAGTGATACGAGCACCTGAATCTCTACCTACTACGGTTAAAGTAGCTTGTAAGAAAGTATTTGATCCAAATAATGTATTAACAGTAGTTGCAGTTAAGTTGATTGTAGTACCAATTACAGTTTTAGATACGTTAGTTCCAACTGTTGTAGTTGAATTAAGAGCAGTTGCATCTGGAGTATTAATACCTACACCATTGAATTGGCTTAATACTCTAACATCTGAGATAGTAGCAGTATAGCCTGATGATTCATAGGTTGTATTACCACCTAAGTAGTTTAGAGTTTGAGGTGTAATAGCAAGTGAGGCACCTTGTTTTAGAGTAATTGCGGAGTATCCTAGATCAAGTACTGGCATCTTAGAGGTTCCACGAGGTAGTGTAGTTAACACATACTTCATTTCTTGAGTTACAAGAGGAAACGCCTCTAACAAAGGCATGTTTTCGATTGCTTGACCATAGAAAGCTGAACCGGAAGGGTTAGTTGGATTATAAAGTGTATAATCAATCTCATCATCAGATAG